ACGGACTTTTGACTCGTGATATTCTCGACCCGTCCGCCTCGTAGCAGTCAAACCATATGCCGTGGCTGTCAACTACTACGACTTCACGCCCTGTCTGTCTGTCTGTCATAGCCTCCGTGTCAACACGTGGACCATCAGCCCATTCGCATTCTTCCATTGCCACGCTGTCTGCGCACTCACCCCACGCCAGTTCGCTGATCATTGTTAATGCCTTTGCCATCTCTGTCTTTGTCATTGCCTTACCCTCCTTGTGTTGGTCTGTGTTGTCTTGTCTTGTCTTGAGTGGGCAAGGGGCTTACGCCCCTGCCCTTTACTCTGGTTTATCCGAACAGTTCGCCGAGTGTCGGGTAACTGTCGATTGCTGTCATCCATGCCAGCGCCTTACGTTTGCTGTTCCTGTAGCTCTGAATTGACTTCTTAAGCTGTCCGTTAGTGCTGACTTTCCGTCTCATCAGTCCGAGGCTTTCGACGATCTCAACAAATTCCTTGGCAGGGATTACATGACAGGCCGCCGGATTATTCCAATCTGTTTCGTTGTCGTAGCTGTAGATGATGAAGTCGTTTGACAGGATATTGTCGTTAATTTCACCGCAGTTGCTCTTTATCTCATACTTGACGCCTTTGTGCTTAACATCTGTTTTTCCCTTTGCGGCTACGCGGTTTGAATTGCCGCGGTTACCGTTCAACAGGTGCTTGACGTTAATTTCAAGCGCCTTTCCAAACCTGCCGCAGTCTGTGTCCTTAAAGCGTTTTATAGTGTCATCATAAGTAGTAAATGCACAAGACAGTCTTTCTCTTTTTTCCCTGACATATGCCTTATGCCAATCACTAATAGCTTTTAAGCGCTTGCACATTTCATCAATAGTAATAACTTCTCCCGTGGTATTGTCGATTGCATAATTAAAATTAGCTTTCATAGTTTACACCTCTAACCTTTCTGTAAAATGTTGTTTTGGGTATGGTCACCCCTTACCTGTGTCAAGCGTACCAAAAAAAGTGATTAAGTGCCAATAAAAATTCTTAAAAATTTATAAACTATTGTCAGATCCTTTTAAGAATTGTGTATACAATTCGGGGGGCTGGGTTTATGGGATCGTTAAAAATTTAACAAGCGCCGCCCGCCCGTGGGTCCAAATTTATCTCCACGAAACGAAAATTTGACCTCTCCCCAAACTCGTGATATAATTATAGTATGGGAGGTAGAATACGTGAACAGACTTAAATTAGACTTCTCGCTACAAACAGCAGAAGAACGAAACGAATTTTTAAAAACCTACCTCGTACAATTTAACGATTTGAATGAGCGAGAATTGGAGACAATTGCCAACTACCTTTTATGGGGGAAGACCGCAGATGGTTCCGCACTAGGGGCGGGCATTGACATTAAGACGAGAAACGGTACATGGGATAAGAAGGAGAAGAGTGAGTCGCTCGAAGCCTTACTTGAAAACCCCGGCTTCAACGATGCGTCACTTGTACGCTTAAATGAAACTCCTCCGACTAAGGTCCCACGCCAAGTTTTCTCACGTAGCGAAGCCCGCAAAAACGCACCCGCTTTCCTCCAAAAAACCTTTGAGAACCTTTGGGCGCAAATTGACCAACTAGATTTACTTTTAAACTACTACGATTTAAAGACAGGTAAACGTATTAATGCGCCGAGAGAAGAACTTTTGAAAAAGTTCACCGAAGAAGAACAAAACCAACTCAAAGAAAAGGCCGCGCACCTAAACCAATATCAGTATTTGAAGAAGAGACACGAATTGGTTGAACTTAGAAGAGAACAATATATTTTAAAAGATTCCTATAGTGAGACAATTGCGGCCGCTCAATCGCATTATTATCAAGAGGGTAGTTTAGACGTTATTACCTTTGACTTTGATATAGAGGTTTATCCGTTAGGGTTAATTGGAGAAGATGAGGTTAGTAAGCTAATTTTTAATAGAGATTTTCGACCTCGCGCACTCAACGAAAAACAGTTATGGTTAATTTCAGAGAGATACTGGGAGAAGCAGAATAAGAAGAAAGGAATTGACTTTAGAAATTTAGAAGACGTTTACCAAATTTTTTTGAACTATTTTGAGCTAAAAGACCAGCAAGAAGTTAGAGAAAATAACCATGATATTTATGGAAATTCAAATCAACTGTTAGATACGTTAAAGTTTTATATGGACATGGCAGATTTGACAGACGTGCAAAGAGAAATTTTAGATTTGAAAGTTAAGAAAGTAAGAAATCAAGATATAGCGAAGTATGTAAATGAGAAGTATGGGAAAAATTATACTGCTAACTATATAAGTACAATTTTCAGACAAAAGATTATTGTTAGAATTAACGAGGCCGCGCAGTTACATTTGGATGTTGTGGAAAATTGTTTTTATCCAGAGAATTTTAAGAAATGTACGAGTTGTGGTAGGGAACTACTATTAGATAGTAGGAACTTTGTAAAGAAGTCCAGATCGAAGGACGGATTTAATTCGAAATGTAAGAGATGTGAGAAGAAGGAACGACAAAGTAGGAAGAAGTAAATGGGTAGATTTGATGTGAGTAAGATTGTGAAGGAAATTTCGATTTTACAGGTTGAGGAATTTTTGGGAATTTGCAAAATTTTAGGAGTTCCGCTTGTAGAAGGAGATGAAAGTAGAAGTTTTGAAGATATATGGGCTGACGTTGTGGATAAGTTGGGAAAGTTAGATAGAGTGAAGAGAAAAAACCTGATGAAGTTACTGCGCGCCGCCAATGAGGATAGGTGAGAATTGAGATATGGCTTTAAATCCGGTTATAAAGACAGATTTTACGGATAAGGTATGTGTAAAATGCGGCCGGTCGAGAAGTTCTAATAAGTATTTGAAGACAAAATCATTTTTATATCCAGATGGGTATTTGGATATATGTACTGATTGTGTTAATGACTTATTGGAAGGAGAAGGTTATAGCTGGGATGCTGTTGATAAGCTTTGTCAATATTTGGATATTCCTTTTGTTCCTGAGAAATGGGAAGATATGAAGTTGTTAAATGATGATAGGGATGTTATTGTTGCTTATAATAGACTTTTCTTTTCTGAGGAATATGAGGGGATTGGATGGAAGGAATATAATGAGGCTTATGAAGAGTTAAAAGCTGTGGGCGGCCTAGCGGAAGTTATACCCGTTTTAAAAGATGAAGAGAGAAGAAAACTTGCCGAGAAGTGGGGCTTTAATTATGATGATGAGGCTTTGAGATACTTGGAGAATTTGTATGATGGGTTACTATTGACTCAGAATATCAATGGCGCGCTACAAGGGGATCAGGCTATTAAGATTTGTAAGATTTCTTATGAGATTGACTGTAGAATTCGAGAGGGCGCCGACTTCGATAAGCTTCTGGCTTCTTATGATAAGCTAGTTAAGACAGGTGAGTTTACTCCAAAGAATGTTAAAAATGCTAGTGACTTTGAATCTATGGGAGAGCTATGTAGGTGGCTTGAGAAAAGAGGATTTGAAAATCAGTTTTATGATAATGTCACTAGAGATGTAGTTGATGAGACTATTAAGAATATACAGAGTTGGAATCAGCGTTTATATATTAATGAAAGTGGTATAGGGGATGAGATTAATCAACGTATACAGGCTCTGAAGACGGCGGCCGAGCTGGAGACGTATTATGATGTAGATCCAGACGTTGAAGATTATGATAACTATGAAAACGAGGGATTTGAAAAGCTCTTTAGGGATGAAGAGTTTTCTCCTGATTTAGAGGGTGAGAAATGATAGAGAAAAAGAAAAAGGTTATTCTTAGTTCTCGTCAGAAACTCCTAGAAAATAATGATTTTGTTGAACGTGCAGAGCGTGATGGGATAGAGTTAGAGAAAGGGGCAGTTATTACTAATGAATATTTGGAACGACACCGCGCCGACTTAGAAAAGTGGGTGAATTTTTTTACTGTTTATCCTGATATTTATTTGGATATTATAAAACCTGCTGATTCTGAATTTTCTTTATTCTTTTACCAGAGAATGACACTGCGCGCCCTCATGCGTTTTAAGGATGTGTTCATTACTGCGCCCCGTGCGTTTTCAAAATCTTTTATTACAATTTTAGCTTTCTTTTTACAGTGTGTATTTATCCCTGGTAGAAAAGTATTCATTTGCGCAAATACCAAACAGCAAGCTGCGCAGATTACTAAAGAA